CTTCTGAAATTCCTGCAATTCCCTGACCACATCCGGCAAGTACTTCCCATATCTGTTTTCCATCAGCCGATCCCTCCGATCTCACCCAATAAAGGCACCTCGTCGGGCCCCAGCACCAGATTGCCGCCGCTGCCATTGATGCTGCAGTCAGCAACATCTACCACACCGTCCACTTCCAGGATCTTCGCCTCCAGATAACTGATCCGCACAGTCAGATAGGCACTGTCTGCCCAGCTTCTTCGGATCTCTTCAAAATATGCTTCGATCCTGTTTCGAATATCCGCCAGAACCGTTTCCTGCACCGCTCCCGCAGCAAGGGCCAGTGTCATCCCAATATCACAGATCACTTCTGCCACCCCTGCCACTGTCACCTGATGACCAATGGGTGCAATGCCATAGCCTTCTCCCCTGCTTTCCGGATCGATCTGCAGCTGCAGTTCTTCCAGTTCCTTTTCCGCAGGAGCACGCCATCCCCGGTCGATAATGACCACTTTCACTGTGCCGCCGCCGTTCCATGCAGGATAAACCTTCACGCCGCCCACATTCTGCAGGGCACCGATCTTCATTTTATAATCCGCGATATTTCCGCCAAAAGCATCCGCCGCAAAGCTGGCATAGTACCGTTTTCGCAGTTCTTCGTCATCCTCTTCATCCTCGCCGTCTGTACGCAGTTCCTCCAGCGTGGCTTCCGCCAGCCCGGCCATGGTCGCAAAGGGGACCAGATTCCCCAGATAGTCATTGCCACAGGCACCTGCCGTTTCACATTCCAGCACATACCTTCCATCGTCCTCTCGGGAAAGCACCCTGTATGTATATTCCTCCAGAAAAAATCTGGTGCCTGCATCCACAGGATATTCCCCACCGTCTTCATCCAGAAATCTGCCATAAAATGTTGCCCTGGTCGCCTGCTTTCTCATAATGCCTCTTTCCGCCGCTCTGCGGCTCAGATCATCCCCCAGCGCTGTGTCTGCAAAGGTCCTGTCCTCCAGCATATCCAACTCTGCGTAAAAAGAAGCTGTCTCCGCCGCATTGGGTGCCAGCGCATCATAGATCAGGCTGCCCTGCCGCTTGTCCCGTTTGTCCTCTACCATATCCAGTTTGCGTTCCATCAACGCCTCGTAACTTGCCATCAAATATCCACCGTCCTTTCCGCTTTGATCTCACCAAAAATCGTATGCACCATAAATTCTGCCGTCACACTGTTCTTTTCCTGTGTAAAAGAAAAGTCCGTGACTGCCGTTATCCTATCGTCTGCCAGCAACGCATCCTCGATCCTTTTTTTCAGTTCCGGGATCACATAGGTTTTATTTTTCCCATATAGTTCCTCCAGTTCCAGTCCATAGTTCCAGTCATAGATCTCATAACGGTATCTCTCTGTCCGAAGGATTTTCCGGACCGCCTGCATCATGGCTTCCCGTTCGTCCACATTTCCTCTTGCTTCCGCCCGCTCTTCATTGATTTTCCAAGTCAGGCTGGGCATCCTCTGTTTTTCGATGGTTTCCATATTCAGTTCTACCTCCTGTGTCGGCGTCATCCTATCCCTCCTTCCTTACTCTTCCCAGCACCAGATACTGCTGTCCGTCGGCAGCCCGTAGCAGCGCTACGGCTTCTCCTGCCCGCAGTTTTCTGTCCCGTATCATGCGGTAATAAGACCATTCCCCGCCTTCGGAATTTACCCATGTACGGATACGTCCGGTTTCCTCCCATTCCAGAACGTGCTCCGTCAGGATCAGGAATTCTTCCGTCAGTTCCAGCCCTTCCTCCAGACGGATACACAGCGGTTTTTCTGCTGTCACTGTCCCCATGCAGAAATCTGCCCCCGCCTCCGATACATCCAGCGCCAGCTGTTTGATAATCTCAAGCATCCTTCCGCCTCCTTTATCTGAATCTTCTGCTGCAGCCTTCTCGCTCTTCCCAGAGTTTCTCCGTCATCTGCCGCATCAGTTTTTCAATATCGATCCCAGGCTCTGCCTGTACCTCTTTCTTTCGGATCACTTCCTGTTTCAGAACCTGTTCTTCTGTAATCGGCTCCTTCTTCTGCTGCCCATCTGCCAGAGCAGGAATGCGCGCGCGCTTTTCCTGAGGCCCCTCGGGTGATTCCATAAAAAACAGTTCACTCCCGCTTTTCTCCTTATCCTCCCGAAAAAGATCTACCGAAAAAATCCGTCCTTTCTTTCCAACTGTCTCTTCTCTGTTTTCCCAAATGCTCTTTTTCGCTTCTCCTTCCACAACAGTCTCCCTGTCCAAAACAGCCTCTCCAGTTTCCTGCTGCGCAAAAACGTCGGGCGCAATCTTCTGCTTTTCAAAAATCATTTCTTCCCTTTTCCTTCTTTCAACGACCGCGTCAGCAGTCTCCTCCCAGAAAGGTTTTTTCATTTCCTCCCGGCCAACAGAAAACAGTTTCCCCACTTCTGCAAAAGGCTTCCCTTCCGGCTCCGCCCCGTTCCAAAAGCCAATCCCTTTTTCCGCATCCGCTTCTGTTTTCCCCTGCCAGAAGCTCAATAGCCTCTGAAACAGACCTTGTCTCTCTTTCTCCATACCCCTTCTCACCTCATCTCTTTCGCTTCCACTTCCAGCTCGATCACTGCACAGCAGAACATCCTCTCAGGGGTCGTCATTTCTGCCCATTCCTTTGGGCGTATCCCATATTTCCGGAGGGCATAGCAGGCATAGTCTGCCTCATCCACGCCCTCCGTGATCAGTTTTTTGCCTGTTCCTTCCATGCCTTTCTGCGCTGCCGAAACCCGTTGATCTCCTTCACCGCTTCCAGCAGCCGCACATATTCCCCGGGATACAGCATTTCCTTCAGGACTGCTTCTCCGCTGTTCACACCGTAACTCTCCCAGAGTTCCTTTTCCCTCAGGTCAGGCTTGACCACAGAAAGCAGACACAAAGCCGCCCACTTATCCCTTTTGCCCTCTGCAGTCCTGCTATACTCCTCTTCGCTGACCGCACGGATCTCCCAGAGCACCTCTTTTCCATCCTCCGTAAAACAGGGGGAAACAGATACCTTCCTGTTTTCCGGGAATCCGTTGTTCTCCTTCAAAAAGTTTTTCAGTTCCATCCTTATGCCTCCTCTATACGGATCTCCATCTGTGCCCGATGCTCCCCGTCTTCAAAAATATGGGTACAGCTTTCGATCAGCGCCTTCCCCTGCAGGCTGATCTCCGCCAGATCCGGGATCTCCAGCCAGATACTGTTCCCCGCAAACAACAGCATATCTCCATTGATATTTTCGATCATCAGCTTCTTTACCACGCGGTTCTTCTGCTTCAGGATACTTTCCGCCATCTCCTTCAGCTGGGCTTGGTTGAGGGTGTAGGCCACCCTTTTGTAATACTGCAGCCTGCCCCATTCCTTCACTTTCTCTGTGCTTTCCGTCTGATACGCCTTTCGTTCTGTTTCCTTTCGCCCCGCATGATACAGCTGCACCGCATTATAAGTATCTCTGCTGATATCCGTTTGATAGGTGTAGTCACTGATGCCCCCGTCACACTTCAGCACCGCATCCGTTGCCATTTCCTCTCTTTCCTTCACCACCAGCGCGCCGCCCTGATCAAACAGGAAATACTCCTTACCCGTCGCACACCCGCAGATGTCTAAGGCAGACAGGATAATGTCCATCAAGGTCTCCCCTTCTTCGATCCGCTGAGGGATCTTCCATCCGCTGTCCGTAACCTGACCGATCTGCAGCCCATAGTCCGCCCCAATGGTCTGCAGGATCTCCTGCATCCCCTTGTTCACAAAAACATAGGTCGCTTTATTTCGCGCCAGATAAAACATCTGGTCATAGGCCGTCACAGAAATGATCTGCTCACTGGTCCTCTCCTTTGTCATAACATATCCGCTGAAGCAGATCTTTCCGTCCACCAGAAGAGTCACCTTGTCCCCCTCTGTAAAATTCACGATGCCGTCTCTGACCACCTTGCATTTCAGTCTGCCGGCTTTCCCCATCACGCTGGCATACCACTCGATCCCGCCTTCCAGGATCGGCTCATATACATTGCTGCCATGCTGCAGCAAAACCTTCGCTTCCAACCCCTTCTCCCCTTTCTTTTATAACTTCAATACCTGCCCGGGATAGATCTTATTCGGATCGCTGATCCCATTCTTTTTGGCGATCTCTCCGTACTTTGCTCCATCCCCCAGTTCCTTTTTGGCAATGTTCCAGAGGCAGTCACCCGCTTTCACCGTATATGTCGCCGCCGGTGCCTTTGTCTGCCTTTTCTGCCCCTGCTCCACCAGAACATTTCCGTCCTCTGCCTTTTTCACGCTGTAACAGATACTTTTTGCCGCTTTCCATTCCTTCCAGTACAGTTCCACCCAGAAGTCCCCCTGCTCGCCGCCTTTTTCCGTTATGGTATAATCCTCCAGCAGCACATCCATATTCCCGCAGAATAACTGTGTTCCGTCATCGATCCTTCTGAAAAGGATCAGTTGCACAGGTTTTGCCGCCGCTTTGTATTCTCTGAAGCAGTTCAGAAAATACTCCGGCTCCTGAAATCCTCCTTCCGTCTGCACAAAGGGATATCTTTTCCCCGGCAGCAGTGCCGTAAAGCGGATCTCCTGCAGCCCAGGCTTCTTTGCCAGATTGATCTCCCCATAATTCAGGATATATACCGCTTTGTTCCGATTTCCCGTCTTTGTCTCGATCTCCGATGGCGTCACAGGCAATAAAATCTGCTTCCCGTCCTGCTTCAGATAAATTCGATACATCCGCTGTCACCTCCGTTGATCGCTTCCACCGCCATTCGCAGCCGGTCATACTCTCCTGCCAGCAGCAGTTTTGTCAGCAGTCTTTCTGCCCCGGCCACACCATAGCTGTTCTGCAGCGCCGCATCCTTCAGGTCAGGAAAAACCACACTCTCCGCCAGCACTGCCCTTTCATACCTTTTCTCATCCTCACCGCATCTTTTCCAGATGTCCTCGTTCTCCCTCTGGCTCATGGGGCGGATGCGGAATATCATCTGTCCCCCGTCTCCTGTTAGCCGTTCTGTCAAGAGGATTTCCCTCTCGACCCGATCCTTTCTGTTTTCCTTGTAAAAACATTCCTGTCCCATAAAACCCTCCCTGCAATTCAGTCTTTATACTGCATCAAAAGCATCCAGCAGTTCTACGCCACCAAAGGTGAATTTCATTTCTTCCTCCATAGCAGCCTCGTCCACATCCAGTTTGCCGATCAGCATTTCCTCAATGTTCACATCCTTCAGCAGCACCGTCTGTCTGCCGGTCTCCCCTGTGGGGTCTTCGTTTGTCAGCATCAGTTCAAAATATGTATCCACACCGTTTTTCATATAATCCACCATCACTTCTCTGAACAGACTGCTCACATAATATACCGTCATGGTGCCTGTACCTTCCCAGCCGCCGCTTTTCTGCTGCTTTGCTGTCAGCCCCAGAATCGGGATGGTCGTTCTTGTTTTCTTCACCTTTGCCTGCACGTTCTTCACCTGCATCAGTTCATGTCTTTTCCCGTCAATGATGGCAAAGCAGGTGCCCATTGCACCATTTACGGTGTCTTTTGCTCTCAGATAACCCATTCCTGCACCTCCTTACACAACTTCCACTTTCATATACAGTTTTTCCATGGCGTCCACAGGCTGTACGCTTTCATACACCACCACATCCTGCTTTTCTGTGCCTTTTTCCACAGTGATATCATCGGCTGTAATAGTTTCAATGGCTTCGATCTTCATCAGCTGTTCATGGTACGCCAGAATTTCCGCTTTCAGCAGATTTCTGCCATTGGCATTATTGGTCTGTTTGCCCAGATAATACTTGCTGAAAATATTCGCCACATCATTGGCGATGCTGTCCAGCACCCTTACCACTCGATTGCTGGAAAAATCACTGTTCTTTGCTGTCTCAAAGGAGGTAAAGCTGTTGATGTCTCTCAGCACACGCACCTGACCGCCTTCCTCATAAAACAGGAACTGCCCTGCCTGAATGCCTTTGATGTATTCGCTTTTCTTCAGCTTCACATCCACATCGTATTCGCCGTCATAAACCGTATTCGTCAGGCTCTCGTTCACTTCCGCCCCGGCAGTTGCACCGGCCACCCAGTAAACCAGTTCCTTTGCCGCACTTACAGAGATGATGCCTTCATGGTCTGCCTCCCCATAGTCATGCAGCACGGTCACAAACTTCACACCTTCTTCTTCACGCATTCTCTTTGTGAAATTCACAAACAGTTTTTTCGTGGTCTCATCACTGCCGTTATAAACCAGCACATTGAAATCCTCTGCTTCTGCCGCCGCCAGAAAATCTGTATAGCCGCTGCCTGTCACAGCCCCTGTTGTGCCGCCGGTCAGGTAAGTCCCCGCCGTTTCAGAGAGTGCACCTGTGCCGCTGAAAGTCACATAGTCGTTATCCTCCAGATCTTCGATTTTTTCTACTGTCTGTGTATCTGCCAGTTCTGCATCCAGGTAGGTTTCCACATCAAAGTGCCCTTCCGCATCGACACATGGTGCAATTGCAACACAAATATCATTCCCTCTCGCGCCTGTATGCTTCGCTGTCACAGTCAGATCCCCTACAGTTGCCGCCGCTTTTTCCCCGCCGTTCAGTCTGTAGATCTTCACCTTCTGCGCATGCATAAACAGCTCACGCATATCTTTCATTTCATCACTCAGGTAATCATACCCAAAGAGCATCTTGCTGTCTGTGCGGAAGTCTGCCGCTTCCACCGTTCTCATTCCCGCAGGACCCCAGTCCATTTCCATGCCGACGCATACCACGCCTCTTTCCCCCAGACTGCCCATGGCTCTGGGTCTGGAAACAAAATTGATGTATGCCCCGGGCAATACTTTGTTCTGCACTAAAAAAGTGCCGCCGCCTAATGCCATATCAATTCCCCTTTCTTTCTCCTGTCAAATATGCCTGAATCGCCTTTTCCGCTTCATCCTTTGTATAGACCCTGTCCTCCAGCACTGCCTTCACCAGGTCAGCGCCATATCCAAAGGTCTTGCTTTTGCTCAGCTGTTCTCTGCTGAATTTATTCTTCTTCATATCCAACCGCTTCCTTTCCGTTGTATTCCAGCCGTTCCATCAGCCCTGCTTCTTCCTCATCAAACAGAATGTGATATTCATATTCCGCCATAAATTTCATGCCGTCTTCTGTCTTCTCATGCCGCATGCCGCTGACGGCAAATTTTTCATCTTTTCCGATAATGAGAAGCACTTCATACAGTCCGTCTGCCACTTCCAGCGTCTCTGCAGCTGCAGTTTTCGCCTCACCAAAGAAATACCGGATCTCAAAAATGGCCTTCCTTGCCATTCTCCTGCCCATGAGCCGCTTCTGTTCCAGCCCTTTCAGTTCCACCGTAAAACAAGGTTTTTCCCCGCCCTGGGGTACTTTCTGCCCATACACCGGCAGCCGGAACTTCTCCGAGATCGCCCCAATGACCGCTTTTCTGATCTCCTCTGTCATGCCGTATCCCTCCGTTTCAGTCCAACCGCCTTGTGGGTCAGAAAGATCTGGCTGTCACCGGCCGCAAAGTACTGTCGTTCCTCTCCGTTTTCCTTTCTGACCCGAACTGCGCTGCCCTTTGGAATTTCCTTCTCTGTGGGATAGAGAAGGATCACCGTTTTCTCCATTTCCGCCAGAAGACCCTTTTCCCCGCAGGCAGTCGCCTTTTCCGTCAGGCGGCAGGGGAAGGTCTCGCCCTCCCCCGCGTTGTGCAGGGTCTCGCCCCAGTCTGTATCCTCGCTGCAATAGATCTCCACATAGCAGGTATCCCAGAACAGGTTTTCCACGGCCTTTTTCGCCCTTTCAAATGCTCGTTTCATGCCGTTCCCCCTTCACCAGTCCATTCGTCTGCATCTGTCCAGCTCCACTTTGAAGCAAACCAGCATCTCCTCCGCATCCTCGCCGGAAACGCCTTCCTCAAAGGTAAGGGAAACATCCCCTTCTCTGATGCTCTTCACCCCGGAGGATGTTCTGCCGTCCAGCATCATCTCCGCCAGTTCCACACCAACGCCGACCAGTTCTTCCGGCAGTTCTGTCAGGTTGCAGTAAGCCTGCATCATTTCTGCACTGCGCCCCGCGGCAAATTCCATGGCGGCAAGGTCATCCTTTCGCCGTTCCGCAAGTTTCGTCACGATCTTCTCTTTCATCCTTCCGCCGCCTCTCCTTATTCGCTGACGCTTACCATCACGCCGTCCATGCCGTTGTCCATGATCCACAGGTCATGATACTTTCTATAGTCGATCTTCCATGCGTTGGCGTTCTGGTTTGTCATAGGATCAAAGATCCTTGTCACATCTGTCTTGGAAATCGCCACAGGTGCTTCCTTTGCCATCACGATCCAGTTGATATCCTTAGCGCCTTCCGCCGCTGTAAAACCGCCTTCCTCCTGTTCCACGCCATCCATAAAGACATAACCTGTTTTGAATCTCACAGAAGGCACACGGATGATTGGACAGCCGTCGATCTCCTTCACCTTGATCTCCGCCTTGCCCTGACTGAAGAAGCCGCTCTGCAGCACATTTGTGCCGCCCTTCGCCAGATCCAGCATGCCGGCTACCTTCGCGCCCATTGCCACTACGATTTCTGTACATTCCCCGGCTGCATCTCTTACCGCAGTGATATCGTTCATCAGCGCTTCAAAAATGCTGTCTGCCGCAGGGGTATATGCCTTTGTTTTGCCTGCTGCTTCCGCCAGTTCATAGATCTTGCTGTATCTGTAAGCATCGATCTCAGGGATCACCTTTGTGCTCTGAAATTCCCGCATCACTGCGCCGGCAGTTGCCGCAAAGTTGGTCTCGTCCACATCCATGGCGTCCACCTGGAAGGTTCTGCCTCTGTCCTGGGTCAGTGTTCTTGTTTCATAAGTCACCGCCACAGCCCCTTTGGCGAAGCCGCTGTTTCTGTCATAATCCCCCAGCCCGCTCATGGTCATTTTGGGGATCTTCACTTCTGCCCCGCCGTTGTACTGTACCTGCTTCGCATTCTCTTCCATCCAGCCTGTTGTGGATTTTTCCACCAGCTGTTTATCCAGTTCTGTCATAAAAACAGAAGCATACTGCATTGTATTCATTCTCTTTTCCCCCTTCTTATTTCAGGCCCCAGAAAGCTGCCCTGATCTCGTCTTCTTTTTTCTTCATGCTGCTTTTTGTTACGCCTGTACCTTTTTTTCGTTCTTCCTTTTCATGGAACAGATAAGGAACCTCTGCTTTGATCGCGTCCATATCCAGCCCCTCCAGGCCTTTTTTCTCGTCATAAGTTACTTCTTCCATGTCTACCAGTGCCAGGATCGCCTTCACATGTTTGCCGCCGGCTTCCAGAATGGCCTTTTCCACTGCCGCCTGTTTTTTCACATCCTCCAGCTCTGCCACCACCTTGTCATAGGCTTCCTGCAGGCCGTTTTCCTGTTCTTTTTCTTCTTTCCATGCTTCCAGAACCGCTTTTCTTACAATGGCATCTGCTACGCCCAGTTCTCTCAGTTTCTTCTCTGTCATTTTCGTTTCCCCTTTCTTTCTCTCTCCAGCTGTTCCATCTCGCTGTTCACATCCTCCACAAAGGGATGTTTCCCCAGCAGCGTTTTTTCACTGACAATGCCCTTGCTTTCCTTGATGATCTGCATCACTTCCAGGTCGTCAGTGATTCCGTTGGTATTCAGTGTCACCTGAATATCCTTCCAGTTCCAGTCCGTGCCGTTTTCCCGGTTCCAGTCCTCCACCGCAAAGCGGAAGAATTCCTTGATGGCCCGTTTGATCTCAGGCACGATCCCGTTGATCTTCAGATAAAACATAGCATACTGGAATTTCAGTGCTACCCCGCTGGCAGCCCTGCCCCAGTCGTCGCTGTCTGTGTCTACCCCCATACCAAAATGAAAAATGTCCTTTCTGAGCATTTTCATCCAGTCCAGTCTGCCTTCCACAGGCAGTTCCACCTGCTTTGCCTCCACGCTGCCGCTGCTGTCGCTGATCTGCACCGCCTTGTTCACCTGCAGTTTTCTTGCCACAGCACTGGCTGTCTCGCCGCCGTAGCCCTGGATCACCCAGTACAGTTCCACCATGTCCAGAAGATTGTTTGTCCCTTCGCTGCTGATGTGGTCGTAGGCGTCGATGAGCCCTTTCACCAACTGCAGGTCGGTCATTTCCTTTTCGTTGTTTCTGAGGGGGATAAAGGGCACTCTACCCCAGCCATGCTGCCGGGTTTCCCTTTCCTCTCCGTCCAGCGTCTCTGTCACTGTCCAATGGCCGTTTTCCCCTTCTCTCAGGAATTCCCCGTTGCTGTCTTCTGTGTAATAGGTCACATTCTCCGCTGTCCACCATTCCACACGGCGCTTGGTCTGTTCTCTGCCGCCATTCAGCACCTTGATGTCATAATATCGAATGACCTCCTTGATGTCCTGCTGATACACCTCGTCATATACTGCAATGATCTCCTCCGCAGGCACGATGCAATATCGGAATGTCCCCTCCTCGTCATAATAGACATGAAGGTATTCCACCCCTTTGTTTGCCGCCCCTGTCAGCCACTTCTGCAGCATTCCGTTGAAGGTTTCGTCGGCAAATGCTGTCAGTGCCTTCTCAAACTCCTGATTGCCGCCTTTTACTGTGACCGTAGGTTCCCGCCCCACCAGATAGGCCGTCTTCTGGGCCACCAGCGTATGATGGAACGGATTCACACAATGGTGATTGCTTCGGTTGGGGTTGAAAAACATCTGCATGCTTTCTTCCCCGTCTTTCCCCGTTTCCGAAACAGGGCTTCTGCGAAAATCCTTCCGCAGGATGTCATGCTCTCCGCAGTAATATCTTTCGCCCTCTTCCATCCGTCTTTTTTTCTCGCTGTTTCGGTCCTCCTGAAGGATCTCCTTCAGGATCTGGCTGTCGTTCAGGCGTTTCCCCGCCGCCAGCCTTGCCTTCAACAGCTCCATTTCCGTGATAAACAAATTCCCCTTCTCCTTTCTTTCATCGCACCCTCACGTGCCGCATGTCATCTTCCCTGCTGTATCGCACCGCGTCGATGGCATGGTTCTCTCTGTCCGGGAATACCGCCTTCCAGCCGCCTCTCCCGTCCGTTTCATACGCATATCCGGCAAATTCCCTTGCCGTCTCCGGACACCGTTTCGGGTCAATGATGATCTCTTCCAGATCCTGCAGCCATTTGATGCCGTAATACACGCTGTCAGGCCCTTTCTTTGCCCCAACCGCTGCTATGCCATATTCCCGCATTTCTGCAATGGATTTCGGCTCTGCGCTGTCGCAGATCACCTCTCGCCGGTTGGGGTTCTCTTTCATGATCTCCGCCGCCAGCCTGCGGTTCGACATTCCCTGGGCCCGCAGCTCATGGAAAATAAACAGCCGCCTTCTCGTCCTGTCATAATGGTTCACCGTATAATGCAGTGGGTCTACGGCATATCCCCAGTCCAGTCCACGGCTGATGCGGTCAAAGGATTGGATCTCTTCCTCCGTGATCTCCCGCAGCCTCAGGTTCCGGAATACTTCTCCGCCGCCTCCGGTCACCTCTCCCAGATATTCGTGCCGATAACTTTCCGGGTATCTCCTCCGTATGTATTCGGCCTCCGCCAGAAATTGGCTGCCCAGCCACTTCTCCGGCATCGTCAGGTAAGTGCTGTGATGCAGGATACGGTCGTCCCTCTCCTCCGCCGCTTCCTGATTCACCCAGTTTCCTGCATGTTTCGGCGGGTTATAGCTGTAAAAGACCCGAAATGCCTCGCCGCCCCGCATCAGGCTCTGGTTCATACTGCGTATTTCCGCCATCCCGCTGAACTCATCCGCCTCCTCATACCAGATGTACTTGGCATATCCCTTCTGAAACTTCACGGATTTCAGTTTTCTCGGGTCGTCACACCCTCTGAAAATGATCCGCTGTCCCGTACCTTTCCGCACCAGTTCCAAAGGGTTCAGCTTTTTCTCCCATTCGTCCTCCACACCCAAAGTCCGAAGGGCCCAGTTCATCTGCTCAAAGACGCTGTCCTTCAGGTTGGCAGCCACCTTTCGGGTCACAACAGCATTGGCTTTTTCATCCCCGATAATCCCCAGTATGATCTCAAGGGAAATGAAGGATGATTTCCCGCTACCCCTTCCGCCCTTTAGCCAGTAGTGGGTATATTCCCCTTTTCTGATCTCTCTGTGCAGCCCGTAAAACCCTGCTCCTATGCAGCTGCTGAGCCGGATCTCTCTCTTCTTCATGGAATATCATCCACGATGACCACGCAGCATTTCTCCTCGACTCCTTTTCCTTTTTCAAACAGGCTTTCTCTCTTGCCCAGCAGTTCTGCAGCCTTCATCCTTGTTTTCAGGTCAGCCTCTTCATTGTCCCGCATCACCTCTGTCAGAAAACTCAGGATCTCTTCTTTCTCTGCAGGTGTTTCTTCTTCGGTTTTCTGTGCGGCCGCTTCCTTCAGCCTTCCGATCTCCCGCTGGATCTCTTCATTCCGCAGCATATCTCCCGTACTCCTGTAAATATTTCGGTATCCGGCCTTTTTTGCTGCTTCCAAAGGCTTCACCCCCGCCGCACATAGCCTGCAGAACATCTTCTGCTTCTCCGTCAGTCTTTGTTTGTCTGCCAC